TCGATCAGTTTCAGACTCTCATTAATGCAGTATCTACTCCTGTTCTTTTGGCAAGCGAGACAAACGCAGCAATTAAGAAACTTACTCAAGTTGAGCTTCCTGATGCCGCTGGTAGGCTTGTACCTGGTCCTACTCGTCCTATATTTCGTGCTACACAGGATTATTTTGGAGATACAGGAAAGCAACTGCTAGCGAAATATCAGGAATGGAATGTAGGAGTAAGGAAGCTCACAAGTGATTACCACGAGTTGCTAGATAATGTGACTCTGGTAGGAAGTGAGAGTCTGGATAAGTTACAGGGGAAGATGAAACGAATTGTGGACTTAGGTGCGAAGTTGACACTTGCAGATAGAACAGAAGAGTTTATAAGGTTTGTAGCTGCAAGGACTGCGGATATTATCTTTTCAGAAGCAGGATACGTAGGAACAGATTTACAAGCTCAAGTAAGAACCTTTGTAAATCGTGTGCACGGGAATTATGTATCTTCCCAGCGTCCTGTAGCTTTTCAAGGTCCACTTGGACAAGCAATGGGGCTCTTCCAAACTTATCAGTTTAACATGATGCAGCAAGTATTTCGACATGTAGAGAATGGAGATAAGAAATCACTCTCAATCTTATTTGGTTTGCAAAGCAGTCTTTTTGGTTTGCAGGGGCTTCCGGGATTCCAAGCACTAAATACTCACATCGTAGGTAATGCTTCCAATAATCCAGATCATACAGACTTCTATTCTGCATTCCCTAGTACTTTTGATAAGAAACTAGGAGATTATCTTCTTTATGGTACTGTGAGTAATTGGCTTGGTACTGGACTCTATACGCGAGGGGATATTCAACCAAGGCAGATAACAATTCTTCCTGTAAATCCTCTTGATTATCCCGCTGTGAGTGGAGGAATTAAGTTTCTCAGCAATTTATTTACTGTTGCAGAAAAAACAAAAGATGGAGGAAATCTTACTAATATAATTACTCAAGGGTTGGAACACAACGGAATTAGCCGACCTTTGACGGGCATCTCACAAGTGGTGCAAGGTTACACTACAACCAGCTCAGGCAGTCTTATTTCCGCCTCGAATGACTGGTTCAGCCTCACAAGTGCTGCGCGTATGGCAGGTTCTAGGCCCTTAGATGAAGCTCTGACAATGGATGCTCTCTACAGGAAAACTGCCTATCAAGCAAAGGACAATGTAAGGATGCAACATCTTGGAGAAGCTGTGAAGTCAACTCTTCTTGGAGGGGCTTCACCGAGCCAAGAACAAGTTGAGAAATTTGCATCTCAATACGCAGCAAGCGGCGGGCGCGTAGAGAACTTCGGACGTAAAATGCTCGAATGGTCGAAAGATGCGAATATAAGTGTTGCCAACAAAATTTACATGAATTTGAAGAGTCCATTGAATGTGAATATGATGAAAGTTATGGGAGGGAAGGAACTTCCGGATTATAGTTTTGGAGGAACAGGAGCAGCAGAAACAAATGTTCCTGCATCTACATTAGGAGCAGCAAGAGGATAACGCATTATTGCTTCTTCTTTCCTTCTGCTGGAATTTCCATATGCAAGGTTTTCTGTAAATCATGCACTACTTCTTTCTGTTCTTCCGGGCTTTTTCCTGCTAGTACTCCTTTAGGTTGTAACTTTCCTTTTGAATCAAGAATTGCACTTACTCCAATAAGATTATCAGGAGCAGGTGAGTCGAAAAGTATAGGCATTCGTTTTCGTTGCAAAGCCCGTAAGAGCATGTCCATAAGGTCAATTGCATTGTAGTTACCATCTACAAGAATATTGCAGTAAGTAGCTATGCGAGCAAGAGATTCTTCAAATGTATGTGCATTCTTTTGTAAATCTTTAGTAAGATCAGGATGTTGAGTAAGTTCTTTTTGAAGTTCAATTACGACATTGTGAAAGTAGTGAAGAGTAGTCACTTCCCCTCCCTCTCGTCAGTGCGGGGCTTGATCCCGTAAGGGATTAAATTATTGATAGCCCGCAATTGTTCATCGCTCAAACGGTGCTCGATATAAGGAGATGTGGTGACGTCAATCAGCCTACGTACTTCAGTCTCGAACCGCGTAACTTGCTCGCGAAGTGGTTCTAATGTTGATTGAGCGCCTCCACCGTTTTGCGCCAAAGTCACAGCGAGCTTGACCTCGGCTTGGACATACTCACGCATTGCTGCCCAAATTAGTTGGTTCACAACTCCTCCTTCGCTGGCTTGATCTTCCCTGGAATATCTGTTCGTCTCATTTCTTCTCCTTTGGTTCTAGACCATTGATATAATTATCAATAGCATCTTGAATAGCCCAAGCTAATACATCTAGATCACCATGAGTATGTTCATATTCTATAATGAATATTTTAGCTAGCTCTAAGCATCGTGGATCGTATGTCTTCTTACTTTTATTCATTTTTATAAACCTTTCTTTTAAAGCAATTACTACTGCCTGAATATTCGTCTTTGCTTCTAACTTAAGACGAATAGCGTGCATACGATTATATATTGCTTTGTTAGTTTCTCCTACTTTTTTATTTATATCTACCATTGTATCACCGTCAGCTAGCATCTGTAAAAGGGCTTTCTCTCTCCCGGAGAGTGCTTCTTTTTCTTTCATAATCCTATCATACTTCTTTCTTCTTTACTCAGAAATTCCCAATCTACATGCTTTTCTTCTCTTCTCTTTTCCGCTCTTGGCAGAAAACCTTTATTTGGTATTCTTATTATCTTCTCTGCCTGCTCAAGATTCTGTAGTATTGTAGCAAGTTCTGTAGGTTTATCTAAATCTCTATGAACTTCTTTCCATATATCTTTTATTTCAATTGGCTTATCTGCATTTTCCATCATTCCAAGAATACGGTTGATGATATCTCCATGCTTACCTTTACCAAATTCTCCTAATGCTTTACTCATTAGATGTTCTGCTGCTGCTAAGTATGTGTTAGCTTCTTTAACAAATCCAGCGTTGATTCTTGTGGATTTATGACTGGCTGTGACGGAGAGAAGTATCTTAATGAGCTGAGTAAATCTACGGCTTGAATATGTCCTGAATCGTATATCCGATAAATCTTTCCATTGTTGATAAATCTCATCGAGCATAACATAAGCTTCTGAATCCGTTGATGCACTACCGATGACTTGCTGCTTAATCTCCTGCAACTCTTTCTTAATGGTCTCCTTAACTTCCGGAGCTGCATCATCTGGGAACGTAATACGCTCATTCTTTGGTTCTCCATAGATAAGAAGATTTCGGGAGAGATATCCTGTCGCCATTATTTCAGGAGGGAAAGCAAGAGTAAAATTCTCTTGATTAGTTCCTGCAAGCATATGAACTATGGGGTAAGGAATAGTAACAGACTTCCCATTCTTAATTCTATCCCTATATACTGGCTCATCATAATCCCAAAGTTCTCCTAGCAGGTTACAGAAATCTATATTCCCTCTTCCTAAGAAGTTAATGACTTCATCTGCAACTATCCAATTTGCGTGTGTTTCTGCTGTAGCTTCAAGTCCTTCACTGCTATCTCCCCACAGATTACTTGAAGTAACGGAATCGTAACTACGCTTGGTGGTATGCAACAAGTCAAAATCTTCTTCCCGCTGTAAATCAAGCAGGAACTTTTCTTTTGTTGTTTTATTAGCTGCGAAATCAGTATAACCACTGGCTCCGATGACTTTCTTAACAAGTTTGATAGCAGTTGACTTTCTAGCTCCTGCTTCACCGATGAGCATAATGTAGCTATTAGGGAAAATTCGAAAGTTGCCATGTTGAAAGTAAAAGTTTCTTGAGAGTATTGCTCCGATTCCCGACAAGATACACCAACGATGATAGATATGAGGGACTTCAGGGGCACAGCGGGCGAAGTCAAAATAACTGGAAAGAAAAGAGGTTTCATTCATTCATCTCTTTCTTTCTGTCTTTGCTTTCTAGCTTCATGCTTCTATCTCCTTTAACTCATTCCAGTATCGGGCTTCTCCCTTCAATGCAACTGGAATTGTAAATGTTCTTGGAATTCCTTTCCAATCTTTTATTGTCATAGGAAGTGTCATGCATTCTTTTACCTTCAAAGCAAGATCACGGCGGTTGGAACGATAGGAGAAGAGAATACTATCATGAATTTGAGCATGAAGTCTGAAGTCATTTGGATTCTGCATCGCAATTTCATAAAACACTCTTCTCCATCCTTTATTCAACCACTGTGCATTTAGACACTGCTGAGGATGTGCTGCATAAGCACTCTTCTGATGCTTTACTTTCGCAGGATGCCCAAAGCAATAGCGAGTCCATCCAGTTTGTCCGACAAGCATTCGAGTGCTCTCAACAGTATGGACAAGATAATCATAATAATCAGTACGAAGAGTTGGATAAGCCCGATCATAAGAATGCACAAGATATTCAGCAACTTGCCGAATGGTCCAAGAGGGAGAAAGTTTAAGAAGTTTTTGAGCATTGAGGACGAGTTCTATTCCAAGGATGTCGATGAATTTTTGCCAAGAGGTAAGATTATTATTGCTTCCATGATTGACCCTTTTACTAAGTTCTCTAATATCTTTATTAATGACACTACCGTTGGAGCTAATAATCTGGCTATACGGTATTCCAAAGAACCTCTCGACATTAATAGCATGGAAATCTTTATCACTTTCAACAACAGATATGAGATTAAGATCGCCACTAAGATATGCCGTATCACGAGCTTCTGCTTGTTCTCCATCTGCTTCTCCTAAGTAAAAGCCTTCTGGTGCTTGGAACATTTGCTTGATACTTTCAGCATCTTTCTTATCTCTTGGAATATTTTGTATCTGCAAACCGCACCAGAAATGCGATTCTTGCGATGCCATTCTGCTTGTATCTGTTCCATGTGGATTTAGTTGGTAGAGTACATTATTGGATTCAGGATAGAATATTGAATCCTTCGTATAGGAAGTCGCGAGTTTCCTTTCTTCTCTATACTTCCCAATAGTTGTAAGAATCTTCTTGTTGAGCGGATGACGCGAAGAGACTTTATCCCTTGCAACTTTCCCAGTTGCAGTAATATCTTTCGATCCCAAAGCGATAAAGAGCTTTTGTGTCTGTTGCCATGAGGAAGGATTGTATGATGGATTAGCAATCATCTTACGGACATTAAGAAGCTTTGCTTCCATCTTAACATTAAGAAGCTCCTTTGTTTTTGTAAATCGCTCTTTACTTACTTGTATCCCCGTATTTTCTGCTAGTAAACAAGGATAAACAAGAGGAAATTCCAGCAGATAATTATCAGTAGCCCATTCAGGCATCTCAGCAATAAGAGCAAGGAAACTGATAGCGGTTCCATATGCATCTCTTGCATTGTATCTATAAAACTCTTCAAGATTACCGTGTATTTCATTCTTCCAATACTGAAAAGTATGTAGCATGTAACTAACAATAAAAGCCAAGTCTTTGGGAAGCTCACTGTACCAGCTATGAAACAAATTAATGGTATCCCAATACCAAGCTCTAAGGGGAGCGTTGAAGCGAAGAAAGTAGCTGTTGTCGTACTTTCCATTCTGAGTAATCTTCGGCGCAGGGAGGTCATTGAATCTCCTTATCCAAGCCAGAAAGAAAGCAGAGTTGCAAGGAAGAACAACAGTATGAGTGCGATAGCTTCCCACAGAAGTATCAAACCATATTCCACAGTAACCGACGCATTCAATTGCGAGAAGTTCTTTGCTTGTTTCAATATCCACAGCAATATAATTAGCGGTTGAGAAAAGAGTAAACAAGTCAGCAATGTTTGCCTCAGTAGCCAGTTCCCAGGTAAATTTAGCTTGTGGAAACCAGGATTCTTTTGCTGTAAGTTTAGAGACATAGCGTTGATACAAATGCTTGCCATAAGTAATTGAGATGATATGCTCAGGAGGATCAACCACCAGAAATGGGACATCACGAACTGTGATAAGGCTACCAGCGTAAGCATCTACACTCCCAGGCATTCCAGTAAGTTTACTGAGTGTTGTTGGATTGCAAGTGATGACCGCATCTACTTTCTTAAGTTTGGCAATGGAAGTAAGTTCATAAAGGATTGTAGGACTCAAGTCAGTAAGATGAACTTGATGCCCGGAGAAGATTCCTTTAAGAAGAGGTAAGAAAGGACGATCGTAAGGGGTACAGTTGAAGAGAAAATTCATTCAAACAGATTCTATATTCTAAAATATGTTATTCTAAAACAGAGAAAAAAGAAATTCCAGGTTTTACTTGCACGTTCAATTTCATAATAATTAATTCCAAGTAGAATCCATTGGTGAAGATCAATTGCAAATTCATATTCTTCTTTTATCCAACTCCAACCATATTTATGAAGTCTCATGCTTCTACTTCCCTTCTTTCTTCTTTACTTCTCCTCTATGCACTTTACCTTTCAGAATGCAGATATGCACATAACTTCCTGCAGGTATATTCATCTTCTTATTCGGTCCGCTTACTGTTCTTACTTTTCCACCTTGCTTAACGCAGTTGTCAAAACCGGCAGGCATAAGGAATTTCTCCTTTAAAAAGTATTTCGTTGGGAGGAAGTATTGGATGTTCTAAAATAGGAATAGCATTAATTTTTAATCCTTGAATTGTTATTTTTACGCTAGAATTTAATTCATCCTTAATTTCACAACAGATTGTTCTATAAGCTATAGTTCCTACATATATAGATTCAGGTAGTTTTCCTGTATCTATATAAAACTTTTGCATTTTAGAAGCTAAATGTGTTATAAGTAACATAAATGCTTACTCGAATAACAGTCTAAGATTGCATCAAAAAGGGGAGTGATGACTTACATATTAGACTGTTACCGGCTAAGCACCTACAGGGCGAGTGTAGTTACTTAACTTCCTAGAGGACTAGGCTAGGCTCTTCAATTATGCTATCGTTAACTTCTTCAGTTGCATGAAATCTCTTTGCTTCTCTTTATTATGTACTCTTGCGACTACAATGATAATATCCAGACCTTTTGCATTTGTCATTGCTTCATTGTAAGACTTTGCATTCAGAAACGTATAAATCGGCCGGATAGCTTCCTTGAAAAACCCCTTTCCTGTTTCATTATCCATCATCCAGGCAAGAGTAGCAATATCTCCTACTTTTACTTCTACTGCCTGCTCAGGATTTCCAAGCTCAATGACTTCCAGCACTGTCATTGGAAGATCAATTCCAGGCTTGGCGTTGATAATCTTGTGCCTGAAGCCTTCTTCCAACTTTACCTTGTATGCTCCTGTAGGAAGTTGTATAAACCCTGGCAAATCTTCAATATCATCCAGAGTTCCATCAAGCAAGCTGCTCATTGCATCCAGTTTTGCTTTTTCTTCTGCACTCAACTGTTGTTCACTCATTTTCGTAGCTCCGTATGGTCAGTTAATTGTGTGTAGGTAAGTAATTCGTTTCGTCTTTAGGCTGCGAACCTACTGACTGCTTTCCTCCTTTAGCTTTTCTCCTGATGCCTTTATCATTGCATAACCTATAACTAATATGATTGCATCAAAGAAAAGCATTGTGAAGAGAAGTGGAATACCCCACCATTCAAGCTTGTCTTGAAAGATAGGATACATGTGATATACATAGAAGCTTCCCCAAATAGCAGTAAGAACAAGAGCAGTTCCGAGAGAAGCTATGAGAATTGCACGAAACATTTTAAGGACCAAGAGTAACTTCTACAAGCCTAATGTAGCCAATGATATCATGCCAACTATCTTTATACTCTGCATCTCCGTTAAGAATTCTTCCTATTTTATGCGCAGTCATCTCAAGAGCCTCTTTCTTATCGTCTGAAAGTTTTTCCCAGTTTGGGCTATCCATCATTGCGAATTTTATTGATTGTGAAATTTTAGCGTGAGTCTTAAAGACTCCGTAACGAATGCCTCTTTCTTCAAGAGTTTTATCTATAGATGCTATAGTTTCGCTAGTCATCCTTCCACCACTCCTGTCCTAATTGTATTCCTGCTGCTGCTACAAGTGCTCGTTTTACTGGAATGCAGCTTGCAACTCCTACTGCTGCAGGTTCTTGTTCTATGCTCCCATTTACTTCTACTTGAGTTGCAAAAATAATCTTTCCTGCTTCATCTTCCACAAAGATTTTCATGATTTAGCTATTGCTCCTTTAATTTCAGTAAGAATAGTTGTGCTTACTGACTTCTTTTGTATATCAAAGCAAGGAAGTAAACTTACTTCTCCTTCCTTCATTGTCTCCAGACTTACATCGCTACGAGAGCCAGTAAGAATAAGAGGTAAGTAAGTAGTTGAGCTTCCGAATGTATGCTTCTTATTCCGAACATCGCAATGTATAACATGATCGAAATACTTACCCACTCCGCGAGAGAAATTACGTGTTCCACATTGAGGAAAGATTTTAACTTTTCCATCTTCTAATTCTGCCTCTAGACAGTGAGCAATACAGATTTGATTAAGAGGAGAATGTTGGATGTTAGTAAGGAATCTACTCATGAGCGCTCCTTGCTTCATCCATTCATCCCAACCAGGCTTTGGATCTCCTTCCATATCTTTCATTATGAAGTTAAGTGCTGAATCCGCAAGCTGAGATATATGATCCCATATGATAATCCAACTAAGATCAAGTTTATCAAAATTTACTTCAGTAAATCCAGCTTTATCCTTAAGACAAAGAAAGCAAGCGACTTTACCATGACGATTGCATATATTATGACTTCCTCCCTTTATAACTTTAAGGCAAGTTTCTATCGCAATTGGAAAGTCTTTAGTATCTGGAAGAGCGATAACTTCAATATTCTCTTGAGCTTCTTTAGGAAGCTTGTAGAGAATGGAATGACCTCCATCAAGAGAAAACCAGAGAAGTTTAAAGACTTTAGCAAGTTCTCCTACAAGAACAGACTTTCCTACTTTTGGATCTCCAAAAACAGTAAGATGTTGGGCTTGGCGTTGAGCAACTTCAGAGAGTTTCATAGATTATGCTGAAAACCAAGTACTGAACGAGAAAGACTTTCTGCAAGAGAAGAAAGATTCTTTGCCATTTCAGTAATTGCAATTACTGCTTGACGCTCAGCATCTCTATCCATACGAACTACTTTAGAAGCAGCGGCTTGTTGTTCTTCTTTTGTTGCTCTTGAATAAGTTTCAATCGCAGAAGCTTGCTTTGCTTGATGAATCATTTCATGTAATTGCTTCTTATTCCTTGGCATTTTCAGATAAGACCACGGTGTAACTTTTTTCATAAGTTTCTCCTAATGATGTTTCGCAAGCTGAGAGTTAACAAGATCAATGAGACTAATGTTGAAGCTAAAATCTTCTGCTTTTTCTTCTCTTACTTTTGGATTCTTCTCCACAAGCAATTCTGTATTCATTTCACAGATATCAAAAAACTGACAAGGCTGCGAGAAACTGAAACAGTTCCACCCATGCATAGGAAAGATTCCATCTTCTATATACTTTCCTATCTGCTCTGTCTTTTGCATTATACTCTTAATCCATACTGCTCTTTGCAAATGAGACTTTGGGAAGGGAAGGGCTTCGTATTCACACAATGAAGTCTTGTAGACGTAGTATAACACCTTGAAGCTACTCTCCAATGCTATTCCTAACTTCTGACTTACATAATCCAGAATCAAGCTATACCCCAACGCTTGTCCTGAATTTTTATACATTGCAGGATGTACTTCTTTAAACCTTGTAGTTTTTAACTCAAATACAAGGAGTTGACCTGTTCGTTTATCTCGTAGAACACAGTCTATGAATCCTCTTACTTTAAAATCATCCAAGCAGAAAACTCGGAATCCAAGTTCAACTGCTGGCTTGCCATCTACATATACAAGTTCATAGTTTACTGAGAGTTGTGCAAAATGAGGAAGAAACTTTTCAAATGCATACATTGCCCACCAAAAAGTCTTTCTTTTCTTTTCTCCATCTTCATCAAATAAGTTTCGCTTCCATGCGAGGAACATCTTCCATATTGCAACTTCCTTACTTTCCTTCATGAAGATACTCTGAACTCCTATACCTACAATCTTACCAAAACTAAGGTCTTCAGAATCTTCTTTTTCTTCTCCTTTCGGACCTAAGCGATAGAGTTCATATTTGCGAGGACAGCGTTCTACTGTCTCATTAGATGAATGAGAAAGAAGTTTAAGCAGGGAGATTTGAGTAGGACTATAGATCATCAAATGTTAGACTTGATAGTTTTTGTTTTATTGGTATTGCAGAAGAAATTTTATCATAGAATTCTTTTGGATATTCATATAATTCAAACCATTTACCTTTTATTCCACAAGATTCTTCATTTGTTCCTGAACGTTGATAAAAACAGGTAGAAGATTCAAAAACTTTTTCTCCTGAAACCAGATTAATTCCAGTTTCTTTTTGTGTTTTACTACAGGTCCAATTTCTCCAATTTTCAGGAATTCTTCGATTTCCAAGAACAAATTTACATTTACTGCAAAATTTTTCTTTTTCTTCTGCGGATACAAGAACTTTATCAATTGAGGAAATAATTGTTTCCATGAATCTCCTTTATATGATTTATTTCCATTGTTGCAAGCTGCAAGAAAGCTGCAGTACACACAACTACTGCTCTTTCTAGCGTCTCCTTCAGGGTCTCAGTTACAACTAAAGGAAATCTTTCTCTTATATGCTCCCCACAACAGTCTGCATAAACCATTAGATATTCAAAGTTATCTTTAAATCCCCATAATTGTATATGCATTCCTAACAGATATTTTTCAACGAGAAGCTTTGGAAGAAGATTTTGCTGTTCTGGTTCCATCTGGAGTTTCTGGAGTTTTTTGTACTTCTTCCACAACAGCAGGGGGAATAGATGATTCAAACCATACTCCTTTAGGACCGCAGAGATCAGAATTACTGCGAGTATCTTTACAAAATTGGGCTTTGTATTCCGGGTATTCCGTGTGAGTTACAGGACTTACTTTAATTGTCATATTCTTAGGTGAAGTACATTGAGCATTCATATGAAAATCATCAAGTTTATATGGGAGTTTAGAATATTTACACTCAATGCAAGGAAAGATACCTTCAGACTTTAGAACTTTTGTTGCATCTCCAGTTGTCATATGTCATCCAAAGAAAGTTGATTAAGAGGAACTTTTCCTTTGCTTGTCTGTCCTTGTTTGGTTTTACTCATTGCTTCTGCAATTACTACTCTTTCTTTCTTTGCTAAACCGGAAACAATCTTTCCAATTTCTTCTTCCTTGAGCATGTGTACTAAATCTTCATTCTTGTGAAGCGTAATGTGAATCTCTCGCAAGAGTGTTTCAAAGCCTGGATTTCCTTCTATCATCAGGCTTTGCATACGTTCAATCTTCTCCTGCAATTGTTGCAGAGAAGATAAAGGAATTGGATCAGAGGCCATTAATCAGGAAAAACTTCTTCTTGAAGTTCTAACTGCGTTTCAATATTCATTTGTTCTATAGCAGCAATTGCAACTTGTTTAGTTTCTTCTTGTGTTAAAGTTTCTAACCAAGAAAGATAATTCTGATATTTTAATGTTGAAGTAAAGCTCATATTTGTATCTCCTCAGCAGTTTTTGCATCTTCAATTCCAAACTTCTGCCTTAAACGAAATGTAATCTTCCCACCTTCTTTATCACAAAAAGCATGAAGTCTTAACGGGTCATCTTGATTTGCAATTTTGAATCCTGCATCTTCATCTTTTTCCTTTCTCATCATTCGTATAATTCTCTTATGCACAAGATGATTGCAACGAAGAATAACTAATTTATTCTTCTTAAGAAGTTCCCAAGCGTGTTTATACTTCCGTGGAGTTTTCAATAGCTAAGATTTCATAACGAGTTTCATTAGGACGTTTAGTAAATTCAGCAATATAATGTAAAGATCGTTCGACTATATCAAGATAAAAACTGAATTTTTTCTCTTCACTTCCTACTTTCATATCTACAATCGCACAAAGTTCTTCTTGTGCAGTCTTATATTTGGCCATTTTAACTCTGAAAGTTTCTGCGGCATCGGCCGATGGAAACGAAAGCGTTAGTCTTTTTCCATCTAGCAGATGTGCATAGATGGATTGAAAGGTAAGACTATCCATCAAGCTTTTTCTAGCTCTTGAATTTGATTGTAGGGAATTCTGAATCCTGCTGCATGCTTATGTCCTCCTCCTCCAAAAAGTTTTGCAACTTCTCCTACATCTACTCCTCCTACTTCTGAACTTCTCAAACTATATACTCTTCCTTCTGGAGTATCCATATAACATGCAGCGAAAGGCTCTCCTACTCCCATTATATGTCCTGCATCACTACTGAATATATATGGAAGATTTGCAATTGGAACATCATAGCCTGCAATTATTGTTCTTGTTTTACAGACCGCGAGAAGTTCGTTGATATCTTTAAAGTGTTTTCTCTCAATTGCAGTACCTTCAGTAAAAAGCTGTAAAGGATCAGTTTTCATTAATTCATCCCAGACTTCAAAATCATAAGGATAACTGAAGACTGCAGCTTGGATTTCTCTTGTTCCTGGTAATTTGAATTGCCACAAGTCACGGTCTTGAATATGTTCTATAAGTTGTGGAGCTTCTTGATTTGCAAAAAAATGATTCCATGTAATCATAGCTCCACTACGATTCATGTCAAAGATTGCTCCTTCAAATTCCTGCAAGTTTTCCATTGCAGTTTTATGATGATCTAGAATAAGAATAGAGTTTGCTTCTTGTTTCATTTTGTCCAGAATTGGACGTTTGTAGGAGAAGTCAACGAGAATTACATTTTTACCTTTGACTTCAGGAGGAGGATTTTGATAAACTCCTGCGTGGAATTCAATATCGTTTCGACTGTATACTTCTTTATAAAACTTTCTTACTACCCATGCTGCAGCAAAGCCGTCTGCACAGTTGCCGTGATAAATGCAAAGTGTATTACTCATACTATTGTTTCTCCTTTTTACGAGTGAATTCGGTTTTTATGCAGTGTCCTGATACTCAGAATCGATTATCTGCAACCTAGTTTCATCACCGAAAGTTTTTTAGTACACTAGGACTTTAACCAGTCATTATAAGACCGCGCGTCAGACTGGTAATTGAGCACGAGAATTAGTAAAAGTAGATTATTAGGCTCAATCTCAATGAGGGAGATTTAATCGGATTTCTACCGAACCTAACAGAATCACTTGACTTCTGCAATCTACCCGAAGAGAAAACTCCCTTTTGAGGAATTCTCTCCCGGCTAGAGATTCACAACATCAAGCTACAAGATTTAAGTCTTGGAGATGTTGACCCATTGAATCATCTAACTACTCTTTGCGAGAAGGAGGAACTCGCTTAGAGATTCTGCAGAAGTGTAGCGTCATCCAGCTTGAGAAAGTCTTCAATCTTCCCGCTAAGGAAAGTGTAGACTTCCTGCATATCTTCCTGAAGGCTTGTCTTTTGGAAATACAGATTCATGTAATCCTTCAGACGACTGAGAACAGCTTTGTTCGTCTTGCAAGGTTGCATGCGTGCAACAAAAATCTTTGCAGCATTGGTAACATTCTCGATACTCTTGCCTTGAAGCGCAGGCATGATTGCAATGTAATCTTCTGCAAACTGTTTCCAAGTTTCCTTGGAGATTCCAGCTCCCCTGCGTTCGGAAGGAGGAAGATTTGCAATTGCATCGATAGTAAGCTTGCTAATATCGAGTTCTTCTTGTGTATTCACCGGCTTTGTTTCATGCCCTACTTGCTCTTTAGCTTGAGAAACTTGGTCTGCAAAAACACAGTCGATGATATATTGAGTTTGCTTTTCATTCTCCATTGCAGCAAGAATGCCGTCGAAAGTAGGCTTCGGAAGCTGAAGTTCTACAGTCGGACGCTTGTTACCTAGTTCATCTTTCTTGAAGGAAAACTTTTGGGGAACGAGAACATAATGCTTGAGATTCAATTTGAATCCACCTTCTGTACCTGTTGCAGCAGCTTGAGCTTGTTCGCTCATTTTGATTCTCCATTGAGTTGTGAAAAAAGAAACTTACAAAAATCTTTCTGTAGCGTGCGATGCGAAGTATAGCAAAGCGATGAGTCAATGTCAAGTGCGCTTTTTGTCGGAAGTTTCGTTAGAAAGGAAGTAATCTATTCCAAACGCGAGGAGCATGCTGATGCATAAAGATTTCAAAGTCTGCTGAAGTATTATTTAGCTTTGAAAAGTAAGCTAGAAGAAAATTAGATACAAAGTCTTGCATGAGATTGTAGTCAAGAAGAAAAGTTTCATGCACCGGCTTCTCGTTTTCTTCTTTCGTTATGAATTGTATTGTATGTTTTCCTTCTGTAGCCTTGAAGAGAGGAGATATACTGAGAGTGAATTCTTCAGTTTTTAGAAGTAGATTCATAATTTTACTTTACCCTTACGATAAGTATCTTCCTTATTTCTTCTAGTCTGATTATTCTATACTTTCTTCCATAACATTCTGCAAACGCTTTTATTCTCATTTGTCTTATTCTTACTTGAATATTATGCCAAGCCTTATACTCCTCCATCATAAAGACTTCCGGAACTCCAAGTTCCATAGCTTTTAATATATCTAGTTTTCTTCTAGTTTCTGGATGTGAGTTTCTTCCATACCAAGGAAGATTAGGACTTATAGTTGTTTCTTTTTGTATTGCTGTTGTAGACTTTGATATTATTTTTATATCCATAGTCTTTATCCTTTTCTTAGGAAGAGAGAATAAGTAGGGCCACAAATAGCTTTAAGCATGTGAGCGCAGGAATGTTGACCGTGTTTATTTTTTGCAACTCCATTAATCTGTGTTTGTGTTATATATTGTGCTTTATAGTGAGTGCAGATATCTATACCAAAGCTACTGTACTGAAACTTACAGGAGTTACAATCACGCGCGCTTAAGTTTTGCATTCTTCAAGTTTCTCCTTATTTCGTTTGTAGTTTGCATACTCAATCTGCTGGAGTTCACTAAAGAAATTATCAATCTTTAGTTTCATTGATTCTGTTTGTGGAAGATAATGCAGAATATTCTTCCTTGCGCCTGCAAGAATAAACATTACAAAAGCATGGCGTCTTGCTTCTTTCTGTTTGATTGTAACTGTATACTTATGATGTTGACGTAGTTCTTCTGAAGAAGGTTGTTTCATGGCTTTTGATTTCCTACTCTAATGTTACTAATTGCTGCTCCACAACCAAGTACAGTGAAGAAAGCACGAAGCCCACTCCAGCTTCCTTCCCAATCTTCTTTACTTATTCCCCATTGTATGTAGGCAGCGAGCGCAAGTTTGATTGCATCAAGCAATGGAACTGGCATTGGATTTTGTTCAAATGCATTAGGATTATGATGGAGTGCATAATGAGTGCTTGCGATATCTGCAACTTGACAGCCTGCCGCGGCTTCTCGACTACTGAGAGTTGCACAACTGCTGCAAGTGAGAACAAGAGTAAGAAAGCAGAAAGTAGAGCAGATTGTGTTCGTAGTACCGTTCTTATTCATATATTCACCAATTCTTTCTGAGGAGAAGATGGTGCTTCTCCCCATGGAAGTCCATAGTTTCCTGCGCAGATAGGTCCATAACCTGCTGCAAGAGATTCTTTTGTCTGTATTGGAGTACAACAGAAGCAACAATAACCTGTCTTTATTCCTCTAACTTTAGCTTCTTCTACTGGCTTCGCGCAGATTGCTTGTATTTCTTCCTTGAAACGTGCAGAAGTATCCTTACGGAATAAACCTTTACCTGCTTGATTGATTTCGGCATATGTTTCTTGATTAGGATATTTCTGACTGTTTGTAATCCGTATGAATCCAGGCGTACGGGAATTGATTCCACAGAGATAAAACTGGATTTCTCCAATGTCCCGCCAGAAATGAATGCTAGGATATTTAATTTTTGTTGCAGCAAGGTCAAAAAGCTTTCGTATCTTTCTTGCGTCAAAGAAAAGTTCCGATACTGGTGGCTTTTCAATTTGTGTTTCATTATGAATCTCCGCAGAAGTCTTGGTGTGAAGATTTATAGCTTCATCTACATACTTTTCCTGTTTTATTGTCCAGAAGCCTTTATCTGCATACCATTCATAAAGACTGGTGTAAAAGTCAATACTTTTATGTCCTGCAGGAAGTTCATTGAGAATTTCTTTGAGAAGAGTTTGCTTTGCATCTACATTAAGAGGCGCCATTAGTTTTCTCCTATAGTTTTCTTATCCATTTCTTCCTTCTTTCCCTTGAACCATTCTGCCTTTTCTGCAAGTGTATCGCCTTTGATCTTCTGGCTTTGTATTCCTTTAATGAGAGTATCCGGCTCGCAAAGAAAGTATAGCATCTTCTTTGCTCGGGTAATTGCTGTGTAAAGCAATTCTCGCTGATTCATTGCTGCATGAGAGTTATGCATAAGAAGATATACATTATCCCATTCAGAGCCTTGGGCTTTATGAATTGTAATTGCATAACCTCCCAGCAAGTTATTGATTTCTGCTGCAGCTTCTAAGTCTATTTCTTCTGCTTCATCACTGTATTTTAGCTTCACAGTAACTACATGAGAAGCAGAAGTAACTCGTTCTTCTACATTATCTGCTGCAAGTTCAAGAAACTTCTCTACAGCATCTACATCAAACGCTGCAGATTCTCCTTCCTGCAGTTGTTTAGATTCTTCTTCTGTCATTGCATGTCTCATATGCCCCCAGCGATCTAAATGAATGCTAGCAGGTCTAGGACGCTTACCAAGGTATTCAGTGTTGACTGCAATAGCAGTAATAATTGCATCTTCCTTGTTGTAGAGAACTCTATCACCAACAGCAAGATAATGCTTATTAAATCCTGCAATAATCTCAAATACTATCGCTTTTCGTTCTTCTCCTAGAAACTGCATAATTCCTTTATTAATTTCAATCGTTCCAAAAGCCTTGTTGAATGGACAGAGAATCATATCTTCATCACAGTTCCAAACTCCATTCTTATGTCTTTGCTCAAAGAATTTGGTTACTGTCATAAGTGCATGATCAGCAGAAATCGGCTTTTGCCAAGGATGAATTACAAGAGTTCCATCTTCTACTGCTTCATTCCAAGCACTTACTGCAAATTCTTTTCGTTTAGTTTCTGGATTTACTACAGAACTTGGAGAGAAATTAGGTTGTTTGTATTCTCCATCATCTACTGCAAGAGCAAAACGAAGGATGGGACTGCGTAGTGCTTGACGATAGACTTCTGTAAGCTCAACAATTGGAAGTTCAAGCATCTTGAAGCCTAAAATTGCAGTTCCAAATACAGGAGGAAGCTGTCTTATGTCACCAAGAAATATAAGTTGAGGATTATGAGGACAAGCAGCCATAAGCTGATTGAAGAGTTCTACAGAAATCATACTGCTCTCTTCGAAGATCAGCAGTTTTAAGTTGCTTGGAAGTGGATTAAATGCATTTCTCTTAGGCTCAAACTTCATCTTCTTTACATAATCTCCTTTAACTTCATCATATACTTCATAGAATGTAGGACCAAACTCAAGGATTTTATGTATTGTAAGTGTATGTGGTTTGAATTCTAGAGGCATTGCATGACGAATGTTGTTAACTGCTTTGTTTGTAAAGCTAAGGATTGCAACGCCTGGGGATTCAGAATGCAGATACTTTGTACTTCTTCCTAATTGCGATGGTATACTTTCTTCTTTGATAAGTTCGCGCGCAAGGTATCCGGCAGCAGTTGTCTTTCCTGTTCCTGCACGTCCAATAAGGATAAAGTTCTCGCCTGCGATGCCGCGTTTGATGGCTTCTTCTTGCTTTGCATTAAGCGTAAGATCAACTCTTGCAACTCCAAGAGTTCTTTTTCCTTCTTCTTTTTCTCTTGGTTCTTCCAAGGTTTGTTGAGTTTGTGTAGGAGTTTCTTGCAGAAGCTTGGGGTTATCTTCTTCTGACTGAGAAGATCGTATATCATTTGTATTCGTGTGTATGGCATCATCATTTGTATTTTCCTTTTGATTTCGTTTACGAAGTTCTGCAATTTGTATAAGATACTGCAAACGTTCAGGAGATATACGATTATCCATCACTAAGTTCCTTTGGATGAACTTCTACATATGTATCTGTATCTGTATCTGTATCTGTATCTGCTTCATCGTTCTTTTGTTCTTTCTCTCGCTCTCTATCTTTCCATTCTGTAACAACTAGCCAATGAAAATTACTCTGCTTATGCTCCCGAAAACTAAGAGCAAGTTGATTATCCTGCAGTTTTTCGATTACTGCTATAGGTTTAAGAAACTTGATATTCCAAATTGTAGCTTCTTCTTCAAGCTGCAGGAAGTATTCGCTCTCATAAGGGTAGCGTGGGGCTTCTCGTTTACGAATATCTTTAAGAAACTGAGCCCCGGAGTCCCAAAGGATAAAGAAGCGATCTAAAAGATCACGTTCGGATTTTTCAATCTTCCATAAGTTGCTACAAGCAAGAGCGGTGCGAATAGGAAGTTTTTCAGGTTTCATTATAAATTCTCCAAGTTATCAAGTTCATCCTGTTTTACTGCATTTGCTATCTTTTCTTCAAATGCAGCAGACTTGTTTCGTTGTGATTGCATTAGTTCCCATGCCGATTTTGCTCGTAAATATGCAAGTTTTGATGGATACTGACTTTGTACTGGTTCTTCTGCAGGTGCAGTAATTGCAACCTGCTGCATGTTGTATTCTCCTACTGGATCTTCTTCTACTACAAACGGAGTATCACGAAGAATTGAAAAGCTTAGATTATCAAACTCTCCGTCTTCCATTCCAAGACCAAAAGCAAGTCCTGCACGATTCTTTGCTAGTAGTGTTCTTACATGCTTGAAGCTTGCATGTGCAAAGATGCTTCCAGCATCAAGAGAGTCTTCCATATAAGATAACATGTCCTCAAGGTCCACTGTTTTAATTTCATATATCTTGATATTTTTTGTGGTGAAGATGTCTGTATATATCTCACGAAGTGCAGTAGGAACATTGCAAGCTTCCCAAGTCCATATGGCAAGCAAGCGGGCGTAATCTTCTGTTTTAAGAGAATGATTCTTAATAAGACGCTCAAGTGCTTCTTCTCTTCGCATCTGTTTAGATGCCAAGCTTGAATCTCTATATCCTTCATCAAAATTGCGCTTCTCTTGTTGCCAAGCTTCAATCCAATACTTTGCATTTTCACAATATCTGTTTTCAGGAGTAATTGCAATGCGAGAGAAGATAACTGTAGGATTCTGTAAGCCTATCATAAAGCCAACGAATTTAGATAGTGCTTCCATGTTGTTCTGCACGATAGAATCGGACGGCAGTGCGACCGATCGCCATTCAATAAGTTCTGTAGTATTCAAGAGGCTTAGGAATAGTAATCTTCTTTCTTCTTCATTCAATTTTCCTGCAGCCCAGTCTCCTACTCGACTTAACAGAAGTTTAGGACTTGCAGTAAAGATAGGATGTGCATAAGTTAGTTTTGTGTTTGCAAAGTAACTACATTCAAAATCAATCCCGCTATATTGGCAATGGACTTTCATATAAAATACTCCCATCGCATACCATATCGTTTGATTGCACGAAAAAGAAGATTGTAAGCTTCTTTTCTATTGTATTTATCTATATAATCTAGAATTTGTTGAATCTCTTGGGGAATATCTAACATGATATTTATGTCCAGTTTGAACTTTGCAGATACTTAGGAGCATCATTGTATTCTACAAACCATTCAATGATTACTGAATGTTTGTACTTAATGAATACAATTATATCCCAAAAACTAAGACCAATATCTCCTTCATCATCTATTATCCATCTCATAATATAAAATCTCCTTTAGATACAATCTTCTTAAGATACATTAACCTGCTTTGCAAGCAAAACTCATGCCAGTACGGTAACGTACGATTTTTGCACGTGAATCCCGAGTCTATCAAAAATCCTTTCTGCTGTCAACAAGTATTTTACTTTAGTTTGCTTCTCTTGTTATGTTGTGTAGCTTTCTTTATTACAAGCCTGCAGGAAGCAATGTTTTTCCTGTTACTTTCTTCTTCTTCTCAGAAATCACTGTGTTCCTCTGTTCTCTTGTGCCATTTGTGTCGCATGTTCCGTTGTGTCGCCTTGTACTCCTCCTTCCCAATGGGGGTCTAGAGAGGGGTACTTGTAAAATTCAAGATATAAAAAATACTACTACCTAACTTCTGTGCTTTCATTCTTGAATCTTTCTGAAGGGGCTGGGGTAGGGGGTAGGATAAGGGTGGAGTCGAGCTGACACAAGAGAACACCTGACACAAATAGCACAGGCTCACAGAGTGACTTCTGCAAATACTTCTTGCATTCTGCTTTGAATGAGAATATCCTTGCTGTACTTGCTCTATCTATTCCTTTCGGCCCGTCAGCATAAGCGAAGCGGATTCCCGAAGCAAGGCGGACCTGATCCGCAAATGAAAGCAAAGGGCGAAGCCTTGCTCTTACTCTCGCTTTCATTCCTATTGTGTTCGCATTGATAGAGTGCGCACACTTCACACTAGGAGTAATACCCCATGAGTAATGTCTCTAGCATGCATGACGTTCGCAGCTATACCGGCAATGAGAAGCCTCTGGATGGGCAACGACTGGTAACTGTGACATTCAAAACACCTTCACAACCTGAGGTTGGATTCGTGAAGCCTGCGAATGTCTGTGTCAGCATTCCCGTCATTGCTGTGCAAGTTTCCCCTGTCGAATTGCAGAATGCGATGCAAGAGCAATTGGAAAGCCTGCAAGATGCTCTCATTCGTTCTCTGTATCTGCAATCGCTTGAGGAAAAGAAACCGATTACGCAGCTGTCTGACAGCATGATCGGTTACGCTGCTCTCAAGACTTACGCAGAAGCAGAAGCTCTGAGCAAGCGGCTTACAAAAGATGCAATCGCTGCTTGGTTTGATTCTGCAATCAGCAGTGACTTGATGCTTGCACTTGCGAACGCAATGAAGCTTCCGAACGAGATGAATGCTGCGCAACAATCTCGCTTGGACGCAGCGCTCACGCAATACAAAGCGCTCGTAACTTCGCTTGCTTCCCCAAAAGCCAGCATTGCTCCTCGCATCGCAGAGCAAATGGAGAAGGCAATCGTGCTTGCTCCTGAAGGCGATCGCATGCGTAAGTTGCTTCTGTCCAAGGTGCAAGGCTTCAAGACGGAAAAGACGGTTGAACTGTTGGCGAATCTGTAAAGGGAGAATCCAGAATGAATATTTCTTCCTGCGCAACTGCTAACCGTTACACTGTTGTTGTCTGTGCTTCTGGCGTTGTTCGCGGCGCCTGTAACTATCGTCGTGGCTTTCTGTCTCGCCTTGATGCGCAAGACTTCGCAATCGAAGAAGCACGCAAGCTTGCTGTAGTCGCCTATGTGTATGACCGTGCGATTGCTGCAACGCTGTATCGTGTAGACTGCCGATCGCAAGGAGCAACATCCCATGCTTGACTGCCTACTCCTTCTTGCTGTTGGCTGGATACTGATTGCTACCCTTGCTTGCTGCATCTGGTATTTCCTTAGCAGAAGGATTCGGTAAGCAACTACAACTTGGTTACTCTCAATCATGAGATAGGAAGCAACTAGCAGCATTGCTGCAAGCTTCCTGCCTTGTGGTTGAGAAG